CAGATTCTGTCTAAGTTTATTTATTCAATGAGTTATACCAAAGTTTATAATCCTCTTGATAAAAAGATTTAACATGATTTACAATCTCATCAGTGCTTTCAATCTTCTTATAATTGGGATCTTTATACTCAAAAAAAAGTCTCTGACCTTTATGATTATATGTATAATCAGAGTCTAACTCTTTTATTTTGATGTGAGTTTTCAACACCTCACTTAACCATATAGAAAATTTTTCATCAAATCCATTTTCAAACTTCCAAATGTTAGTTTCCTCTGTTACATAATCAACTTGAGGTCTCAACCAGTTCTCACTATCTGGATAATTATGCGTTTTCAATGAGAGATATCTCTGAAGAGGATCTCTAACAATTGTTATATGTTTTATGTCTTTTATATTTAGATGTTTTTGATAGAGTTCTCTATGAAAGTGAGCTGTTTCAATCCCATCTATCCAGTCCCATATATTTTGTTCTGGTTCAAATTCATTTAATTTAAAATTTTCCTGTAAAAATCTACCAGCAGTCTTTGGAATGTGAATAAAAAAGAATCTTTTACCAGTGTCTTTGTGTTTATACGTTGGCATTCGGTCTACTATACCAAAATGATAATACAAATCTTTCAGCGCCACCCACTTCACTTACATAATGTAGGTGTTCATGATTTGAAAATATAATTAATTTGCCTGACTTTGGTTTAATTTCAATATCTTCAAACATTGTAGATCCTCCTGTAAAGTTATCATTCAGATAAAGCATCGCAGCAAATATATCAGGTTCATGAATATTATTGTCATCAATATGAGGTTTCATAAAAGTACCTATCGGCCATCTTACAACTCCAACATACTGTAATTTTATATTGTCATCGAAAATTTTACATAGATTAGTTACATCATTGATGACACTGCTAAAAAGTTCATCTTTCGATTCAGTAAGATGAATAGGATCAACATTTCCTCCCCAATACTTAGCACCATGATTTTTATCAAATCTAAAAGTCCTTAATGTGACAGTTGAGATATTTGATTTCTCGTCTGTTTCTATTCTAGGTATATTTGGGTTTACTGTAAGACTCTCATGAGGATCAGAATGAGTTACACTTTCAAGAAAACTATCCTTTTTATCATATAATTCTAAAAATGGTTGACATAATTTGGGATCTAAAAAATCATCTTGAATATAAATCAATTTCATCTTGTAAATGTATTTGGTGGGCCAGAGAATCGAGGATCTTTTGTATTTTTCTTGTCAGTAGCAACTTTATTTGGATTAAAGTTTGGATCTGGATAGTCCTCCCAACTATTACCTTCATACTCAACTATCAAAGGATTAACATCTATTCTTTCACCATACACATGATAGAAACAATCAATGGTCGATAGATCAGTAATCAAATCAGTATTAGTTGAATCCTCTGCAATAACGATGAATTCATTATTAAACTCTTGAATTACAAGATTTTGATTTGATCCAATTGGTTGTAACTGAACAGTAATGCTATCAGAGTGAACCAAATCTTTCCAATAGTATGGTAATTCAATTACATTTGATTTCTTTAATCTACCACGATAGTAAACCCCTGCCTCTGGGCCTTCAATACAAGCATAACGAAGTCGATGACCATCACCCTTTGTTGGATGTTTTAAATCAAATGGTTTTGGAATCGCATCAGCAACAGCAAATCTAGCAGCGAGTCTACCTTTGTTACCGCAATCTACGCTACCTGTGACATGCATGTCACCTACAACATGAATCGTGTCAACAGATGATCCACCAGATATGAGTAAAGCATTCTCAGTTTTATCATCACCTGTAACGGTTAAATTACCATCAGATTTAATTGCTAAACTTGCTTCCGCCTTTGGTTGTCGATCAATTGGACTTTGTTCTGCAGCATTTGATGTTACATTTAAAAAGGCCTCATATGATGGTGATGCTGTTGGTTTTCCTATGTAAACAGGGCCATTTAATATCGCAGTTCCAGTTGGTGATGTATCAGGTTCAACATAAGATACATCATTTGTTCCTACAATTAATTTATCTATTTGTTCTCTAGAAATATTCATTACTATCTTCCTTTCTTCTTAATTGATTCTGTGGGTTCACCCACCTTTGGTTTAGTTATACTTGTTGCGTCTTCTAAGATTTTTGCCATCACACCAAATGCTTCATCAGCCTGACTAGCAACTAAAGTAAAAGCAGATTTCATCTCTGTAAAACCCTCACTAATTAAACACAAATCTTTTGTTGCTTTTGTTGTTATTTTCTCTCCTTGAAGTCTGATATCTGGAGCATCGACATCTATGATGCGATTTCCATTTATGTTGATCACTCCGTCTTGACCACCACCCACAGCTTCAATATTGATATTTCTTCCTCTTATTGTAACATCCCCATTTTCACACTCAATAATAGTGTCACCTCTTTTACATTTTATAATCTTTGCTGGAAGTTGTACAACGTCACCAGCATTTCTAACTTTTAAACCTTCACCAAGAACTTCGGTTGATGATCCTGGCGTATATAAAACTGCTTTACCAGTTCCAGGCCCACCTCCTTCAGATTTACCTTGTCCTGTATCAGCATAAAATCCAAAAGTCTGCGCTTCCTGTGTTTGAACATGGAAATTTGTCATTCCGTGTATGGTGTCCTGACCACTCGCAAATTCAAATCTTTTGTATTTTATGTATTCTGGATTTTTATTATCTTTTGGTTTTGGCATTTTATTTCGTGATACAACTAATAACAGTTACGACCCTATCTTGATCAATTTGAGGAAGATCAGCAAGTTGCGTAGCATCATCAATTCTAATAAATTTAAGAACTGGTGTCAACTTTGCAAGAGCTCCAGTGTCACTATTTATTGTGATATCTGGAATGGAAGTAAATCCAAATCCACCGTTTACAACATTTACTTTTTCAATTCTACCATCCTGTATGATCAACTCAACCTCAGCTTGGCCAGGATTTTGAACTCCATTAGTGCTAATACCGTCACCAGTGACAAAACCAGAACTAACTCCTGTTTCATCACCAACACCTGTCGCATCACCAACACCTGTAATAACACCTGTCGCATCACCAGCACCAACATCAGTTTCAATGGCGCCATCATCAACAGGACTTAAAGAACCACCAACAGATCCACCAGTTACTGATGCTGTATCAGTATCATCATAACCAAATCCTGTATTTTCAACAACAACACTTTCTAAAGTAGTTACATAAGAAACTGCACCATCATAGTTTGCATTCGGATCTGGAATGACTTCTTTAACATTACCATCAAAATCTGTTTCCGTTGTATTTGGTAAGAATCCTTGGCCAGGGTTTGTAATCACCACATCCGTTACACCAAGAGAGGTGTTTCCATCTGGATCTGTGACTTCTCCCATGACTGGGAAACCTCCAGCACCATAACCATTTTCACAACCATCAACAAATGAAAGTAAAGGTGGTTCTGTAAATCCAAATCCACCGTCACTAATTGCAACACCAATTATTTGTCCTATAACATTCACAATAGCACTACCAGACGCACCTTGACCACCACCTCCAATAAAATCAACTCTAGGTGGCCCGCATCTAAGAACACTCGTATCACAATCTGGTTTTGATGGTAATGCTGGAATCGCACCATCAAGTCCATCTAAAAGAGGATCTAATAAGGAACTTATTCCCATCTTCCCAATTATATTATCAAAACCTTCTCCAATCGATAATCCAACTCCATTCTTTGATGAATATGTTGAATTGTCTGGACAGTTTTGTGCATCACATTCAAGAACATTTGTAATTATGTTTGCAAATTTAATTGCTTTTGAAAATGTTTTACTTGGTAAAGCAATTCCACCGCCTTGAATATTATTCAATTGATCAAATAAACCACCAAGTTGTGTGTCTAAAATATTATTAATTTGACCAAACATATCACCTAAAAAGTTTTCAATGCCGCAAGTTGGAACATCCAACACCTGACCAATCATGTTTTCTAAACTTTTATTAAGGTAGTCCAACAACCCATCTTGTATTTTTTCAAAATTACAAAATATCACGTCACTTAAATCTTTAGTCGCTGATCCAGCTTGTGGTCTTAAAGTTAAGGGAGTTTTATCTTTTAAAGTTGTTGTTAATTTATCTAAAGTATCGTTTATAACCCATGAACGACCACGACGAACTAACTTCGTCATGGAATTTTGAAGTTTATTTGATGTTAATTTTATTTCTGATTGTATATCAACAATGCCACCGTAGATTGGATTTACAAATACATCAGCTGAATTTAATTTTTGAAGAGTTTGCAACTTTTGAGTAAAGTCCTTCATTGCATTTGTTATCTTCGATAACTCATTATCTTGACATGCAGTGGCATTATCAATTTTAATCTCTGTATTTTTATTAAATTGTCTATGTGCAATGTTTTTAGTATCTTCTTCTCCAGCACCACCAGCTTTAACAACTCCACCAGACCACTTCTTTTCTTTACCCTCATAAGTTACATGTTTACCAGCAGTCTCTCTTACTTTTGGTGGTGTATATGGTTTAAAACAAGTTTGTTTCTTTGCGTTAAACTCTGCATTTGTTAGTTTATCTTCGATAAAAGTTTGTTTAAACAACGTTCCAAAGATAACTGGCTGTTGACCATCATCACCATCAAAGAAAAATCCAACTACAACTTCTCCACCTTGATATTGCATGGACTGTCCTTGTCCACCAGTTGTTGAAGTATTTGGTGGTAACAAAACATGTGCTAAAGGTAGATCTTCATCCTTTAGATCGTCCTCACATCCGTGATATCCAACGATACGGACACGACATCGATGTGAATAGATTTCCTTGCCGTCTTCGGCTTCTTGTTTTTCTAAGGAATCTCCCCACTTTCCTTTCTCTGGATCAGTCACTTGACCAATCCACCACCGCATCGGATCTTTTCCTATAAAATTAGTTGATGGTTGATACATCTATTAATCGTCGTAAATTAAACACTCTGGTTCATCTGGATGTTGATCACAAAATAACTCTAAAGCATTTGGATCATGATGATCCCCTGCTTCAATCTCTTCTTTGTGATGTTCGACATACTCTTCAAGTTCATGTAGTTCTTCTTTTGCATGTCTTCTTGCTGCTGGATTCGCCTGTGGATCG